GTCTCGGTGGAAGCAGATCTACGACGCCAATAAGATCGCAATCGGCTCTGACCCCAATAAGCTCAAAACCGGCATAACGCTGGTGATACCATGAGCTACTCTGTGATACACGTGCCCCGCGGCGGAGCGGCGATGGATGTATCCCAGCTTGTGAGTCATATCGTGTGGGGCGGGGGCATCATGGAGGCTGCTCGTAGATTAGAAATCGAGATAGCATATGGCGATGCGGCCTACATCCCCCGATATGAGATCCAGCCTGGCAGTGTACTGCTACTGCGCAACGATGAGAGGGAAATCATCCGGGGTGTGGTGGTATCTACTGATCGAGGGCTGTCAGGCACTATGACGGCCACGTCCTACGAGCATTCGTGGTATCTGTTACGTTCGACGGCGACATATCGTTTCAGCGGCATGGGCGCGGACGCTATTACCCGGCGGGTGTGCTCAGATGCAGGGGTGCCTGTAGGCAATCTCGCGGCGCCAGGTGTGACGCTGCCCAAGTTAATCCTGCGAGATACTACACTGTTTGACGCTATCATTATTGCCTACACAGAAGCATCAAAGCGCACGGGCAAGCGTTACCAGGTGCGCATGAATGAAGGGCAGCTCAATGTGGTGCCTAAAGGCGGGCAACGCTGGCGTTGGGTGCTCTCAGCAGACACAAACATCTCTGACGCTCAGCTTACCGAGAGCTTAGAGAACATGTTCAACCGCGTGATCATTACGAACGACTCAGATCAGGTTTTGGCCCGCGTGGAAGACGCAGGTCTGATAACCCAATACGGCCTACTTCAGCACTCTAAGCAGGAGGGCGATATATCGGCCGGCGAGGCTCGGACCATCGCCCAGACGCTACTCAAGCAGTTGGGCAAGCTCTCGCGCACATCCCGGCTGGAGGTCACTGGTATTGACGACGTGCAGGCTGGCGACGCAGTAGAGGTGCGTGAGCCTATCACAGGGCTATCCGGTATCTACTACGTGGAGTCCGACGAGCACACCGTCGAGGGCGGTCACCACATGATGAGCCTGTCCCTGGCGTGGACCGACGAAGTGTTGACCAAGGATGCGCCGGAGGATCCTACCAAGCCGGCTAAAGGAGGCGACGCGTTCGATGATCTCTTCCGGTAGCCCGGGCAGTCGGTTGGTTGCTCTCATGCAACAGCAAGCGCGGGCGCAGTTGCCAATCGGCATTGAACTGGGCATCGTGACGGCGCCTCCTCCCAAGCTCCGAATCCAGCTTGACCACATGCCAGTGGAGCTGGAAGCCTCAGACCTCATAGTGTGCGAACATCTGCTCAGGCATGAGCGCATTATAACCATCGAGCACCAGGATCAGGCGCAGCGTAACTTGGGCGACAAAATTGTTAAGGCTAGCGCATCGGGCGAATCGGTAATCACCGCAAAAATCGGCGAACACTCGCCGGGGTTGGCTACATACCAGTGGATGCTCGGGCAGCACAAATACCTGAAGCAGATGTTCGAGGACGTGCTGAAACCCGGGGATCGCGTGGCCGTGATGGCACTGCCGGGCGCCCAGAAATATCTAGTATGGGACAGGGTGGTGGATATGAGTGGCTGACAGCATATATCCGCAGATAGATGTGCCGGAGCTACAGGCCGCGGGTTCTGCTGCGCCTGACCTGGGAAGAGAGCTCAAGTTCGACTTCGGCGCCGGCGAGTTCGTCGGGGGCGGATCGCCGCAGGTTGTAGAAGGCGTCGAGGCCTTGAAGGTGTGGATCGAGAAGGCCTTGCGCACTGCGCGATATCGCTACCTGGCCTACACACCCGCCTACGGCTCGGAGCTCGAGGCGTTTATCGAACGCCAACCGCCACTCACGCAGGCGCTACTTGAGGTTGAAATAGAGCGTCTATGCCGCGAGGCGATAGGCTACGACGATAGGATCAAGGAGTTGCGCAACTTTCGCCTCGTGCGCGGCGCCGATCGGCTAGACGTAGAGTTCGAGGTAGTGACGATCCTGGGCGAGATAGCCCCGATGGGGGTGAGATGGGATGTATGAGGACCAGACTGAGCAGGTAATACGTGATAGGATGCTAGCGGCTATCAACTCGCTCCTAGATAAGCGCGAGGGCAGTTTTACATGGGACGCAATTGCACCAGTAGCTCTGGAGCTTGCCGAGCTCTACATCCAGCTCGGGCATTTGCACAGAGTGTCGTTTGTGACGGCCAGCTATGGCGGCTACCTTGACCTACGGGCTCAGGAGTGGGGGCTGACGAGGCATCCTGCGACGCATGCGACTGGCGTGATTACGCTGACCGGCACGGCAGGCGTAGTGGTGCCTGCCGGCACCAAATTCCGCACGGGAGCGGGGGTGGAGTTTGAGCTGACTGCTGATGCTGGAATCGACGCCGGCGGCACTGGCACTGGCGGCATACGTGCAGTCGTGGCTGGCGTAGCTGGCAATGTCCTGGCAGGTACCATCACAGAGATCCCGACAGCCATACAGGGGTTGCAGTCGGTGTTAAATGCTGAGCCTACCAGCGGCGGTGCTGAGGCCGAGACTGACGACATGCTGCGAGAGCGGCTGCTGGAGCGCATGAGCAGGCCGGCCACGAGTGGCAACATTTATCACTACATCCAGTGGGCTAAGGCCGTCCCGGGGATAGGGGACGCGAGGGTTGTGCCTATCTGGGATGGCCCGGGCACTGTCAAGGTGATCCTCCTAGATGCCAATCGGCAGCCCGCCAGCGCAGAGTTGGTGGCGGAGGTGACGAGTTACATTGAGGCCGAGCGCCCGATCGGCGCCATAGTAACGGTCGTAGCGGCCACCGGAGTGTCGATCGATGTGAGCGCTACCATCGAGTATGACGCCGGCCTCTACACCCTTGAGGAGACCACCGCAGCAGTTGAACAGGCCATTGCGGCGTACCTTGCGCAGGTAGCCTTCCGGCAGGACCAGGTGAGCTACGCTAAGTTGGGCTCAGTAATCATGGGTGTGGACGGAGTCCTGGACTATAGCGATCTCCTGGTTAACGGCAGCACGGTAAACATCACCTTAGATACTGCCGAGGTGCCAGTGCTAGGGACGGTGACGCTCAGTGTCTAGCGCACAACGTATGGCGACATACCTGCCCGAATACTACAGGCACTCTGGTGTGATGCAGGGTATCCTCGGAGGGCAAGGGATCGGAATAGATGACTATGCAGATGCCATGGCTGACGTAGTAGCTCAAGCCTTTGTGCCAACGGCCACGTGGGGGCTGGATCTCTGGGAGTCTGAACTCGGCATCAAAACGGACTATCGACTCAGTGCTGAAGAGCGGCGCTCTACAATCATGGCAAAAATCCGGGGTGTTGGCACAGTGACGGTAGCTCTGGTGCGGCAGGTCGCGGAGAGCTATGCAAACGGCCAGGTAGCCATCCTCGATAGCCCATATGAATATACCTACGACCTGGTCCGCAACGTCGAAGGCCCTCCGGCCTATACAGTTGTGATCAGGTTTGTTGATCAATATGGCGTGCCGCCGGCCATGGATGCTCTCAAGCGCGCTCTACGCGAGATCATCCCTGCGCACTTAGCTATCGAGTACGAAGTCATGTATCTATATTGGGACGTGCTGGACGCGCAGACGCTCACATGGGATCAGCTCGACGTGTTCGAGCTATCCTGGGACGTGTTTGAAAGCGGCGCATGGCTCAATCCATAGTGGGAGGGATCTGGATGGCGACATATCCTGAGAGCCTAAATCAGGACGCACAAACGATCAAGACGCCAGCTGTATACGACAGCGATGTGAAGCAGTGGGTAATGTTATCTCAGCTGCTCCTGCGAAACAACGCCGGGCAGCTGACAAAGGCGCAGCTCGATGCGTTTAACCGGTTTGCGGCCACGGTCTATGCTCTCGACGGAGACATCGATAGTCTAGGGGCTAGGGCAGATGCAGCGGAGCTCGATCCGGCCAAGGCCGCTACGGCGATCTCGATTCTGAAGGGCTTACTGCAGCAGAGCCTTGGACTGGGCAAAGACGCTACGCTCCAAGACATCCAGGCGGCACTGGGCGTGCTCAACACAAAGGACTTTGCGACTCAAGCAACGCTCGCTCAAGTGCTAACCAAGCTGACAGATGGGACGCAGCAAGTTCAGCTAACTGGGAATTTAACCGAACTTTTCGGGGCGAGCCTAAGCGATAGACCGCCAGCCAGTAGCGTATCTGTAGGGGTTACATTTATGGTTGTCGGCGATACAGTTGTATATCAATCCAATGGCACAGACTGGGTGGTGATCTCCGAAT